CTTTTAAATTCTCTTGCGTCCAGAAATTTCCTTGACCAACTTTGTTTGTTTTGGTGATCACTTCATTTTCAGAGAGATTAGCGAGTTTTTTCTCACTAAACCAAAACTCAAAGGTATAACCAAACACAGCGCTATCCCCCTGTTTAGGAGATGCCGTTAAGCTGAACATACCCGGTGTTATTTCGACACCAATCGGCACAGGTGGTGCTTGAATAGCAAAATCACTGATAGCAGGTGCAGACATAGCACCAGCAACATTTATTGCTCTCACTTCGACACGATAAGTACCTCTCGTTAAACCGTTAATATCAACACGCTCACCCGGTACCTGAATAGACTGTATAACCTTGCCATTCTGGAGAATATTAACCGTGTTATAGCGAATATCAGATGCCACGTTCTGCCATGATATGTAACCTTGAACGATATCGGTGACAGCAAGAGGAACAAAAGCCAGATTGATCGGTGCTGGTACGCCACCAGTGGGTAGTTTAGTGAATGGAGGTCTAATAAAAGGCTTACCAATCACATCTTCATATAAATAAGCACCGTCTTCTTCAAGTGTTAAAGATACACCATCTAAAGCATGAAATGTCCATTCTGCAATACGAAACTCAAGACCACTAATATTTAAAGAAGGTAAATCTAATATAACAACTTCACCAGGACGATACGCATAACCATCTAAATTCATTGTCAGCTGAACACGCCTACCGGCTTTCTTTTTGCGCAAGTATTGTCGAGCTAATCGCTGTGCTTGATAAGGACTGGTAACAAAGCGGTAATCAACGTTTTCCCTGATTTCTAAACCATCCTCTTCTATCCATTCATTGACAATGACAGGAGTAAAGTCTGTCTTGGTATAGAGTTGCTCAGCGTCAATAAAAGTACCATACACCGCATTAGTAGCATCTTTCAGCCCCGTTTCAGGGGTGCAGGTTACAGTATCAATGAGTTGTGATTCTGTAATAGTTTTCAATGCTGGGCCGTAATATGCACCAACTTGAATACCGTGTTTTCCTGCTGTAAATGTAGGCTCCGCATTAATACATTTATGCATTGCTTCCAACACACTGGATGGGCTTTCATTTAGATCATAAGCACCATTTAACGTGTATCGATGCTCTGAACCATTTTCAGCATTACTTACGCTTTCATCACATAAATCTGCGGATTGTTTAAAGCTCTCAAAATCAATATCGCTATCAGGAACCTTTAAATAATCTCTATAATAATCAAGAATAACTAACGCACCATTATTCGACCATTCTGTTTTCCCTGTACGTGGATCAAAGAGTTTTTTACCCCAAATTTCACATTTCACATTGGGTAAACCATAAGGGAATTTTTCTTGGTCAAATGTGAGCGTCACGCGTAACCAAGCCATACCGCGCCCTATCATATCCTCTTTCCATGACGGGCAGTTTTTTAGCATAAAGGGATCAGCGTCTTTCCTATCGTTATGTAATTCCCATGAAGCCTTGTCACCAAAAGTCTCAATGAGATCATCACCAAGCCAAATTTTCCCCACCCTATCTATAGGATGCCCAGCTAAAGCAAGCGCAAGTGTGATTTTTTCATTTTCGTCCTGCTCACCTTCCTCTTCTTCTGCAAAAAACAGCAAGCCTGATGCAATAGTTTTACCAATAATGACGGTTTCTGAAGCTGAGGGAGAGCGTAACATTTGCTTACGTTCGCTAGTGTCTCGATAATCCATTGACGGAATTTTGGGTTTGAATATTAAAGATCCGGCAACTTGAACAGCAACACCTGCCGACATTAATGCGATACCTAGTGCGGTAGTTGTTCCTCCAGTGAACAATCCCGCAACCATCAAACCAGCACCAACTACTTTTGTAATTAATCCACCACTACCACCCATTATTCCACTCTCCACGCTTTGATAGGGTTAATTTGCACCGGCCTAACACCAATAGAAGTAACTCCCCAATAATTACCCGCCCATACTACGGCCATGCTGTCACCATCATCACCTTTGAACATGACAAGATCCCCACGCTGTACAGAATCAATAGAAATAGATTTAAAGTGGCGGGAAACTGCTCTATCAAGTGAGCCAAATTTAGATTTGATAAGGTTGAAGGCTTCGGCTTTGGTTTTATATTTTCCAAGAAAGGGTTTTATTGGAGAAAATCCGCATTGAGCCTTGATACATTCAGAGGCAAAAACACAACAATCAAATTCACCCCATGAAAAAGGGCGACTCATGGCCGCCCTTATGGTTTCTGGTAACTGGAGTGTCCAGTTTAGTTGCTTCATTAAGCCCCCCTTAGAAAACAAAAACCCACCGGAGTGGGCTTGTAAGAAAAATAAAATACTATTAAAAATTTATATTTTGCTTAAATAATTCGTTAGCTATCTTCTTGTTTTTAGGTGGTAATAATGAGAATTTCTCATTTTTCAACATGGTAAATAAATCAATAGCCTCACTAATGTCATCACCTTGTGATTTTTGTCTTTCAATATATTTATTACCATATCTAGCAAATTTAATAATCATTGATTCATTTAACTTACCATCACTTGAAAGAATATTATCTCCAATAACTTGTGCTTCGCGAAAGTAATCAATGACCAATTTTTCTTTTTCTTCATTACTAAGTGTAATTGAAGATGACTCTAATAACGACGTTAGTAACTCAACTTGCCTGCGGTTTTTTTTATCAATAGCTTCTAATAATTCCACTACTCTATCGGCTCTAACACTGGCTCTATTTAAGAAAAACCAAAACACAATAGAGATTATTAAAAGAATGATGTACACAATAAAGAATGGATCCATGTCTTGTCCTAATTAATAAAATAAATGTTACTTATAAATGAATGCAGGTGCGTCTTTCTTGCTTCCCCAGTAAATAGCACGTTCAGCCATTTGAGCAACATACCGAAAGATGCGATCACCCTGCCTTCTTGATGACCATGACTCATCAGTAAATCTATCAGGTAAACCAATTGACCATCGTTCAAATCGATTAGAAACATTAACACAAACAGCGTTCTCTTCACCAGAAACAACACTAATTGATGAGATCTGCCCAACAAACAATATTTCCGCTAATAGTGGCTTACCATCTTCTCCAATTGCCACCATCATTAATCGCACTTCCCTCCCTCGGCTTTGTTCATTCATCACCATACCGACTAGGGACTTATCAAACCCAGCTAGTTTAAGTTGTAATTGAGGCGGACTTGTTGTCTTGTTTTCATTAAGTTGGCTGATTTCACCAAGACTCCCAACACCTAAATAAGTCTCTCCCGCGATAACAAGTTGACCAACACCGGTATGCGCACAAGTTACACCTGATTTCAAATCCAGCCGAGCTGCAAGCACGATATAAGCGCCTTCATTGATTGCTTTTACCATACCGTCAGAAAATGGATGATATTGCATTAATACAGCACCTCCTCAAAAGAAAGAGTAACATTAGAGTATCCTAGTCGGCGGTGTTGAAACTTCCCTTGCTCATTATCTGATAATCGAAAAACCCCAAAAGGAGCTTTAATGATCACCTCTTCGTTCAATGCAGGTGGAGTTCTGAGCATGGGAGAAATTGAAATGACAGCTCGTCCTTCGTTATCGCTAACAACATCCGCTACTACCATTTTCAACTCATTCCCAATTGTGAGACGGTCGCCCTGCTGTAAAACGCGCATATTTCGCTTCCAGCCTGATGTTTGTAAAACACTACCAGACTGCCCCGCAGAGGAAATTTTAGGAGCTCCGTACCCTTCTTTCCCTTTTCTGATCCAGCTCGATATTCTCACTCTTCCTGACATACCATCAAGTGCAGCAACAAGAGCTTCAAGTTTACGTGATTTTTCTTCGCTTAAATTACTAAACGTTAACTCACAGCGCCAACGGCTCCCCGGAAAACGAACTGTTTGACTACTGCCATTAAACGGAGAGGTGAACGTTTTACTATTACTGAGTAATTGCCAATCTTCATTAATAGGGCATACATCTTCTGGCCATGCTAAAATATTCATCTACACTCCTAACGTTCTACGTGCAGTTCCATTACTTTGAAAATCTTGCAATATAATTGCCCTTGCTTTTTGTGCACCAGCTTCGGTGCCTTGCTCTGCCGCTTCTTTCATTGCTTGAGCAAGAACAGCATCACCATTACCTGTCACTGTAATTTGATTTACCACCGTGATATTAACTCCTGATGAAGATGATATTGTGACTGGTGTTGACGGCACCTTTCCAGCCAATGAGCCAACAAAACCACCAGAAGCATAGCCCCGCGTCGAATTCATCAAGCGATAAAGATTGCCGATCCCTAATTTTGCTGTCGCTTCTTTTGTGAAGACAAACTCACCACCATGAACAACACCTTTTGGCTCAAACTTTCCGCCATGTCCCGTATATCCGCCATACGCAAAAAGCCCTCCTGGTCCTCCACCAGCATCACCACCGCCAGAAGCTCCGCCCATAAAAAAGCTGGTTCCTGCTTCAATCGCTTTGAAAACTAACATCTTCATCACCATACGAGTAATGTCAGATATCACAGCGTTCGCAAAGTCTTTAAAGCTACCTTTACCCGTTAAAACAAAATCAGCTAAAGAGTCAGACATATTATTCAAAGCATTAGCAGTTACATTTTTAACGTTTTCCATCACATTGGTAGCGGAATCACTAAAATCCGAAAGCCCCTGATTTAAACCTTCAACAGGATCTAATTTCATTAATTCCCGTTTTTGTAATTCGGCATCAATTTTTTGCTTTGTAAGTTCGACATTGCGCTGTAAGTTTGCAAGCTCCTTATCTCCTAAATCCACACTGGCCTGCTTATACAGTAAATCAACTTCCCTCAAAGCATTTAATCTTTCCTGTTCCGCCCTTGATTTTCCTATTAATGAAGTCTCAAACTGCATTTGCTCAACTTCTTTACCGCGATCATAAGCAAATTGCGCGACAGAATTAGCGCGAGCCATATCATCAATGGCTTTTGCTTTCTCTTTAATAGTTTCGATTGCTTTTGGATCTATCTTTAATATTTCGTCGAATTTTTCTTTATTCTTTTTGATATCAGCAAGTGCAGAATTATATTCATTAAATGAAGATGTAGTGCCATACAGCTGAATACTCTGTCCATCTGCAATTAATGAGGCTTGTTTTTCTTGTAAATCAGAAAGAAGTTTTGTGTATTGCTTGGCATAATCAATGCTTGATTTTGGCGTTTTGGGTGGTTTGATTTTTTTAGATTGTAAGGCAAGCTGTGCGTCAATTTCAGCCTGTAACGCTTTATCATAGCCTTGCATATCAGGCGTTACTTTTCTGCTAGCGAGGACATCTTCTGCATTAAGCTTAGCCAACGCTTCGCCAGTAGCTTTAGCCTTTTCAATAGCTCGAAGAGAGGCATCTATTGATTTTTGGGCGTCAGCAGATACTATAATTAAAGAATTCGCTGAAAACTGTTGTTGCTCTTGAGTGGCTGAGCGAATAGATTGCGCTAAATTATCAAAAGCAGAACCTTGTAAATGAAGTTTGCCAATTAATTCATCCGACCTAACAGATGCATCATAAATTCGACCTGCATAAAGTGCATACGCGTTAGAAACCATCCCATTTTTTTGAACTTCGGCATCAAGTAAGAACATCATTTTCTTACGCGTAACTTCTAATTCTCTGCTTTTTGCTTCAACTTCAGCTATTACTTGAATTTCCTCTTTTCTAGCTTTAACTACTTCCGCTGAAAATGACTCGTAATCTCCTGTATAATAAAAAGAGATGCCTTTATTTGCCCCACCCAAATCCGATGATTTTTTTAAATCCTCTTGCTTTCTCTTTAGCTCTTCTATTTTCTCAATTTGTGCATCTAAACCTTCAGCCAGTTTTCCGATTGAAGCTTGACGCTCCGCATCACTTAATTTGTTTAATGACTCTGTTGCAACGTCTAATGACTCTGCATACTCAAGAGCCTTTTGTCTTGATTGTTCTGCTTGTTGTTGCCACTCATAATAGGCCATTGCGCCCGCTGTCAATAACCCTGTTGCGATCCCTAATGGGCCACCAAGAAAAGCAAGCGCACCTCCAAATCCACGTCCTAATGTTGAACTGGCTCTTTGTGCTGTATTCAATCGCTGTATCGCTAATGTTTCTGCATTTGTGGCCGATACAATAATTGAAGACTGTGCTTTCATTCGCATTCTAATACTACTGCGCTGAGCTTCTGTCTGAGCCAGTTGAAGTTGTGCTTGTAAAGAACGCATCTCAACACGAGCCAATTCTAACTCGGCTGTCATTTTTGCTTGCGTTGCCTTGGCAGCAATAAGATCTTGTTGAACTTTTAATTTTGTTGCTGTTGTTTGTGCATAAGTGGCTTGAGTCCATTTTGTTATTTTTACCACAATAGCTGTAACTGCTAATGCCTCTGCCACTTTCATTACTTCAGAAAAGTTATTAGATAACGCAGATAAACCAGTGGTTAATAGCTGAGTTGCACCAGTGCTTTGATTAGCTTCACCAACAAACTTTGTCATTGCTGATTGTAAATTAGTAAAACCTTGGCTAACAGTTGTCACACTGGTAGCAAATTTTTGATCAACAGAATCTTTGACTTTTTCCAATGCCTGAATGATTTTATCAATCGCCATTTCACCGTCTTGGGCTTTCTTTTTTAAATCCCCCATGGAGATACCCATGCCTTCTGCAATGGCTTGTGCTAAACCGGGGATTTGTTCGATAACAGAGTTTAAATCTTGCCCACGCAACTGGCCTGCCGCTAATGCTTGGCCAAACTGTGTTAACCCCATCGCAGCAGAGGCAGCACTGGTTCCTGAAAGAGAGACCGCTTTAGATACCGTTTCTGTCAGTTCGGCTACTTTTTGCTGATTAATACCTAGGCGTTCTGCATTATCTGAAAAACGCTGATAAACCTGTGCAGTTGCATCGAGTGACTGGTAGGTTTTTTGGGCAATGGTATAGACATCATTGGTCGCTCTGTTTAGGGCTTGAGTGCTATCTGTGACTAATTTCAGTCGGTTTTGTAGGTCAGTCCAACCGTCAGCATAGTTAATCACTTGCTTCACCGACAATGCGCCGGTAACAACTTTGGCAAAATTAGCAAATGATGAAGCTGATTTTGCCGTCTGTGACGCCATACGCTCTTGCTGAACAGTAATAGATTGCAAACTCACACGAACATTTTGATTAAATCGTTCTGTTTGATGCTGACTACGGTTGATCGCATTGGTGAAACTAGCCGTGTTCAGCGTTAAATCAATATTTAATGTTCCCAATGCGCCAGCCATAGAAACTCCTTAAAAACAATAAAATAAAAGCCCAGCAAGGGGCTAACGATGAGCTAAAACATTCTGAGTAACGCTATCCCACTCTTCAGCTTCTGATGTTTTTTTCTGCCACATTGGCATAAAGTCAGTTAATTTAGGTGGGGTAGATTTCGGATCGCAATTCGCTATTGCTAAAAGATGAGCCACTTGCGCCATACGGTAATCCTCTCGCCATAAACCAAAGGGTTGTTTGCGATAAAAGGCTTCATATTCACACAAGTGGCTTTCGGGCATTTGCTCTATTTCTACGAGGGTTTTCCCCAGTGCCAACGACAATATTATTTGGAATTGTCGCCGGTCTGTGAGTTTTTTTCGTTACCGCCCTCCGCATTAAAAACAGCATTAGAGAACCCTTGCCCTAAGCGATTAAGACCTTTTAGGTCATCTTCATTTTCAGCATCAAAAAGGAGTTCCCCTTTTTCATCACAGAGTTTAAAGGCGAGCATACGTGCCACATCAAACTCGTCATAAACTCGATTCATTGCTTCATTGAATTGATCAGCATCTTCTTCGTCTAAATAAATATCTTGCTCTTCTGCAAGCTTCATTTTTATTTGACGTAATTTTCGCTGAATGTAATTCATTGTGCCAACATCCAGCTCTTTGACATAAAAGGTGTTATCTAAATAGGTAAAAGGAGTGATTTTAAGCGCTTGATTTAACACTAACTCACGTAATAATGTATTCGACATGGTAGCCCTTAATTTGTTTTGCTAAAGTTAGTTTTTATACGGAGGCTAAAGGAACATTTAAATAGTCGCGACCAGACAATTTAATCGACACACCTGAGTCCATCATCTGCCCAACACTCCCCTCAATATTCATCCCCGTTTCGATCGAGCCGAAATAGAACATGGCACCTTCATCACGAGTGAGCACCATTTTTACAGCAAATTTTTCTTTGCTATTCTCATACTTACGTAATAATCGCTGAACAGCACTAGAGCTATACTGCAAGAAAAACGTTAATTTAATTGAGCCGTATTCCGTATCACCGGATTCATATTCTTTGCCGTCACTGCAAATAGTGGTGACGTCGATTTGTTCGGTCGTCGAGCCGTCTTTGCTGAAGCTTTTCACGGCACAAAAGTTATTAGACCATTGAATACGTTGTGCTTTTGCTTCTGCAAAATCCGTAGGTAGCGTTTTATCACTCCAATCCACTTCGTCACACAGGGTCACCTTATCGCCTTCAACACTGGCGACAGGAAAGCGCCCATTGAGTTCTCCTAAACCTGATAACACAATCATGTCATCAGCTTTTAATTTACTCCCTTCGATGGTGAGCGTAGCGGGAGAAAGTGTCATTGCAGTAATGCTCACCTCCTCACCTAATCCTGTTTGAACAAACAGTTTTGTGCCAAGGAAGGGGGTTGCTTTATGATTTTTTGGCTTTGCCATATCAATATCCTATTTATCTGATGAGATAGTAAATTCCAGAATGAGCCGATGTAATTTGACATCGGGTTCATATTCGAAAAACGTGTTAATACGCTGAGAAAAAGGAATGCTTTCGACCATAATTGAGTTTATTTTCTTACGCATTGTTGTTAGGTTTTTGGGGTTAGAGTCGTACACATCGAGCTGGACGCGATAATCATCAAGATCCATCTCCACCAGCGCGTTATTCGGTGTGATACTGGAAAATTGGATCACAATAGCGGGGTAAACCAATTTACCTTCAGGCAATACCTGAAAAAAAACCCTTTCATCGACTAGCGCTGAAAGGGCTTCCTTTAATTGATAAATCATATTGTTACCTTGTTTTCTCAATTTCCTCTTTTAACATTTGAACAATCACTTTTGCGGTGGCCTCTTTTTTAGCTTCAAAACCCGGTCTCATAAAAGGTTGAGCTGGCATCTTTGAAGTACCAAACTCGACGAACCACCAATAAAAAGGATCATTCGGGTTTAATGCGGCACTTTTTCCTGTCGCTTGTTTGAATGCAGTAATTTTTTTACCCGGTAAAGACTTTACCCAGATACGTGTTTTTGTTTGCCCGTTACGCTGTACTTTTGTTTTAGAGCGAATGTTACGTTTAATCGTCCCTTTGCGTCGATGTGGAACATCTTCTTTCAAAATGGGTACGCGGTTCTTAATTTCCTTTTTTAATGTCGAGGCCCCTGCATTCATTGCTTTGCGTGCGCTACGGTTTCTAACCTTGCGTGCAACTTCTTGCATTTTTCGTTGTATTTCAGACAATCCGCTGATTTTAATCTCACCCATCATTAACTCCTTCCTTGCACATCAGTTGTAGCTCTCTGTGCTGTTCTTTCGGATCAATAATTGAGATGATATCGAACACTCTTTCACCATAAACGACACGCATTGACGTGTTTATTCCTGGCACGTAGCGAATAAGAATACGTGTGCTGGCTTCACTTTGGACTTGCTGTGCCTGAAAGTATTCACGCCCCTGATAAGGTGCAATAGATGCGCGTACTTTTGGTAAGAAATCTTCCCAAATTACTTCATTACCGCTAATGGCATCGGGCGCTAATGTCGGTTTTTGTATTTTAATGACATGCCGTAATTTTCCAGCTTGCATACAACCTCCTACACACCGTAAATTCGATAAGGTTGCAATAACGCTTCCACTGCAAAGGGTTGAGTTGAAAACGAGCGTCCTGAGATCACACCTTCGCGATTTTCATACCACTGCCCAATCAGTAATAACATGGCAGCAGAAACATCATCTGTCAGTAATAGATGATCGGCATCTTCTTGGTATCCTTCCGATACTTCCTTTTCATAAAGCGTCCTGCGAGTGTAGTTCTCGACAAACTTCACTGCAGAGTTGGTATAAAGAGCGAGCAATTTATCATCATCCGTAAAATCAGGATCAATATTGCAATGTTGTTTTACTAATTCCAGAGAAAGCATTATTTCTCCTTTTTAGCCTTGGTGTTTTTTTTAGGCTCAGGCTCAGGCTCAGGCTCAGGCTCAGGCTCAGGCTCAATAGCAAGATGTACAACTTCCTTTTCTTTTGCATAGCCTTTTTGAATTAACTCACGCCCATGTTGCTCTAAGGTCTCAATCTCTTTTCCCTCAGTAACAACGACTCCACCAAAATAAATGGCTCGTAATATAATTAGATTCATGCTGCCCCCAAAGAAAAAGCGGTCATGAAGACCGCTCTATCGATTATTCCCCTGATGTAGGCACGGTGAAATCACCGTAAACAAAGGCTTCCGGACGTTTTACTGCTAACGCCAAACGCTCCTCGCAACGAATTGAGATCATGTTTTTCTCAAAATCGTCAGTGTTTTCCGTAGAAATCACCACATTGGTTTCTTCACGATCGAATAACTGCGCACCCGCGTTAAATGCCCCTGTTAAGAATTTGCCTTTAAAGGCCGTTGATTCAGTAGCAACAACAGGTAGACCCCATAAAGTTGGGCCAATTAATGCAGATGGGTTGGCAAGAATGTAACGCCCTAATGAGTCTTTGGTTAATTCAATTTTCGCCCAATCGATAAAATGCAAAACATGCCCTGTGGCAGGCAGTCGAGCTAATTGCGCTTGTAGCATCGCAAGGCGTAAATCATCAATGCCACTTTGCTTTTCGACGCTAAATTCAGGTTTATATTTAGAGGCTTGAGGAATGATGCCATGTAAGTGAGCACCAGAGCCGTCACCAAACAAGATTTCTTGCTCTTCAACAAACTTCAAACCATAACGCATTTCAGCATCGACTAAAGACTGCAGTTGTGCAAAGTCATCTAAGATTTGTTTAGAGGCCTTGAACATATGAGCAATGGTGGTTACTGGTGTGATTTTGGTTGCAAATTCAATGTCACTGTAAGGCTTAGTGGTATTTTCTGGTACCACAGAAGCTTTATTCGTAAAGCCCGTCTGCTGAACCCAGAAAATAGCCGGTGAAGTAGTTTTGCCTGGTGCAATCAGATCTCGGATAAATAAACGCTGTTTTGGCGCAACATCAATACCGGGTAAGCGCTGAGGTTCAACAACACCTTCAGCCACACCGGTTGAAGTTAATGCGGCTTGCACTGGAATAGAAATGCGCTTACTTGATTGAATACTAGAGTTAATTTCTTTCAGTACATCTGCAGAAATGACTTGTTGACCAATTGTTTTGGCTGCCTGAACCGCATTATTCAGTGGCATTTGTGCTACATGTTGCTCTAATTCACCTAATGAAGCTTTGAGTGTTTTTTCAGATTCACGCAATGCATTCAGTTCGGTTGCCATCTTATCTACCGCTGCTTTAGTTTCGGTGCTTAAACTACCGACTTTTTGCGCTTCTTTTAAGGCTTCTTCGGCTTTAGCATTAAATTTGCCATTGGCTTCTTCAATTTTTGCCGATAGATTTTTTAATAATTCATTTGTATCAGACATAATGTCTCCGATTAGTTAGCTGTGGCGAAGGCATTTACCGCCTTTTCCAATTCAGAAAGAGTGTCAGGATTAATTTCAGAGGTAGCGCTTGGCGTACCGTGAGGATTGGAAGTAGCGCTCGGCATACTTCGTGTTAAAGCACTAATAAGTTTTCTACGCTCAGAGCGAGAAGTGTTCGCCTTAGCAAGTAACGCATCTAATTTACGAATAGCGGCTTGTGGGCTTTCATCACCATCATCAACAATATCTGCAGTAAGCAAATTATCAGCAAAGCCTTTCTCGATCGCTTCACTCGCACCAATATAGGTTTCGTCGTCCATCATCTGACTCACGACTTCATTAGATTGCCCACTACGTGCCACATAGATATCTGCCATCGACGTATCAAAAGGGGCGAGATCATTAGCTAATTTTGCAAAGTCATGCCGATTACCCACACCGACAGCCCAACAGTTATGGATCATCAAAAAGGCACCGCGACCCATTTGAACTTCATCACCAGCCATTGCAATAATGGACGCAGCTGAAGCGGCAATACCTAAAATATTGACGGTCACTTTTCCACTGTGAGAGCGAAGTAGGTTATAAATGGCTAATCCTTCAAACATATCGCCACCTGGACTATTGATATTGACAACCACATCATTATTTCCAATGGCGTGAAGTGCGGCAGAAATACGTTTTGCGGTAACCCCCTCTCCCCAATAATCTTCACCAATCACATCTAATATTGAGATGGTGTTATCTGTACTTGATGCACGAATACTGCTATTCCATTTATCCAGTGCTTTAGATTTCAGCTCATAGCTAATCGATGCGCAGGGGCGATCCTCCAGCGCAACTGGCAAATGACTTTTTTTCATAAATTTACTCCTCAGAGTGAGGTTGATTGGCTTGAGAATGCGGGGCTACGGGATTGCCTTCAGGAAATAACCAGTTGGTGATCTGCGCTTTAAGTTTTTCAGCCTCATTACTAGAGGCTTCTTGCCCGAGCTGATCAAGGGGGGTTAAATTAAGTTGAACGGTATAAATATCACCACCATCAATCGGCGGTAAATTTTCTAGCCGTCTCACATCATTTCGACTCATCCAGCCATTTTGTAATGCCGTTGTGTAGTAAGCAGAGCGCCCTGCACTGTCAGCCCGTAATAAACCTTCAACAGAGAATTCAGCATAATAATCATCGTCGCCATTCAATAAACACCGGCTAATTTCTTGTTCTATATTGACTAAAAGAGGTCTTAGCGTATTAGTAAGAAACTGCATATTCATACCTTCGACGCTCGATGCCCAACTACTTTGTTTATCCATATGCCCCACCATAAAGGGTGGAACACGAAACCATCGACAAATTTCTTCAATACTGAAGGTTCTACTTTCTAACATTTGAGCCGCTTCAGGATTCATGGTGACATTGTTGTATTTCATCCCCCCCTCAAGCACCATCATTTTTCCCGCATTTTTTGAACCTACAAAGCTTAATAAATAACTTCTAATGCGCTCTCTTTGTTCTTCATTAAGCGGTTGTTCAGCAGATAAAAAACCCGAACTTTGCAATCCATTTTCAAATATCTTAGCGGCTGACTCTTCAACAGATAATGCAGCACCAATAACATCACGCCCTATTTTTACAGGGATCATTCCGCAAATGCCATCCATGCCAAATCCACGAATATGCATAATGTTATTAATAGGGATCGTTCTTATTTTTTGCCCTAACGGATCAGTGTATTTATATTCGAGCATACCCGTTTGCTCACTGCGTTTAACCGTCATGTTTTGTGGCAATAAGGGCTCTAAAGCAACCAACTTTGAACCAATATACTTTTTTTCAATAAAACTATTGCCACGCAAACAAAGGCTAGCAACAACCATTAACATAAAGCGGGAAGGCGTCATTTCAAGGTTAGGTTGCTTACAGAGTAATCTATAAATAGGGTGCTCTTTCGCTAAGCTTCTTGAGCCATCACTTTCACTTTTATAAATCTTGATCGGTAATGTCGATATTGATTCACTAAGCAATCTTACACATGCCCAAACCGCAGAAAGTTGCATTGCTTTATCTGCTGTTACAACTTTTCCACTACTGCTTGTGCCACTCCATTCTTGCCAAAACTCTCCACTGGTCAGCGAAATAGGTACGCCCAACCAATTAAGAAGCGCACTTTTAATGCGCCCTGGTTTTTTATTGTGTTGCATTAGATACCTACTATGATTGGGTTATTTATAAATCCTGAGATATCGGGTTTATCACTCCCCCCATTCACCAATAATCGACTCATGCCTGTAAATAGTGCAACAGGGCCGTCAATTTTTGCCTCGGGTGTAGATTTATTAGGGAAAATATTGTCGTTTTTATCCGGTTTAACCGTGACGTTCGACATCATCCAGTTCATAACAGGGTGTTGGCCATGATGAAACTTACCCGCATAAACCAGTGCTTCAATCTCTTTCATGGATTCAGAAAAATTACGCACCGTTTGAGCGACTTCTACAAGGGGTAACCCTTCTTCTGCCAGTGCTAAACTAAACTGAGTGGCACTCCACGGATCAAAACCCAGCTCTTTTAAGTTTTCACCATCCACCCATGCGATGATTTCTTCTTTAATTTGAGCATGATCGACGACTTCGCCATCAGTTAATTCGAGATACCCCATATCTGCCCATTTTCGGTAAAGTTCAGCCATTTGGCGAGAACAGCGTTCTAACCTCTCCTCAGGTAACCAGAATTTAAAATCAGCATGAACATGCCCATTAGTAGGCTGTTGCCACACTTTTACCGCGGCACAAATATCAATCTTATTAGCGAGGTCAACGCCCACCCATAATGGATAGGTTTTTAATTCATGTTGAGGTGCGAGTTCTGGTGCATCATCCCACTTCATCATGTCCATCCATGACGATTCGGCTGTGACCCAAATATTCATGTGTTTTGTGAAGAAGTTAATTCGTGCGGAAACCTGCTCTTTGGCTTTCTTGGCTAAGCGGCGTAAATCATCCCAGCGCTTACAAATACCGAGACCCGGATTTGCCTTTTGCCACACTGTTTCATCAAAGGGATCATCGTCTTTATCTAGCGTATAGATAATGCCAAAGAAAGAATCATCATCCACTTGACCACGGAGAACCTTAATCGCGTAATCCCGTAACTCGTAACAAATCCCCTCTTTATTAAAACCCGCCGTAGTGATCCCAAAAAGAAGAGACTGCAGACGCGCACCGGTAGCGGTTTCTAATACGTCCCACACATCACGAGTTTTGTGCGCATGCAATTCATCAACAATACCGCAGTGAATGTTTAAACCATCAAGATTATTAGCATCACTGGAAAGCGGTTCAAACTTAGAGGCAGTTTCTTCTTGATAGATAGCGAGTTTATTAAATTCAAATAAACGACCCAATGTCGCTTTGGACTTTTTCAACATGTTCTTCGCATCTTCAAACACAATACGAGCCTGATCACGCGTTGTAGCTGCTGAGTAAACTTCGGCACCACCTTCACCATCAGCACCGGTCATATAAAGCCCAATACCGGATGACAATGTGGATTTTGCATTTTTCCTCGCCACCTCGTTATAAGCTGTTCGATATCGACGAACCATAACAGGACGTCCGCTACCATCGTTACGAAGGACTACTTCACCCGTACTTTCATCAATTAATGGACGAACAAACCCAAAGATATTGATGAGAATAAAAATATGCCAATCCATCAGGTCTATGGGTTTGCCCGCCAATGCACCTTTGACGTGAGGAACGAACTTATAGAAATTCAAAATATGCTGAGCACGAGGTTCACTAAACGTTATTCCTCGTTTCTCACCTTCCTTTAAATCATCGAGAAACCGCTGACAAGCAAGCCTAACCAATTCACCTGCAACAATTTTCCCTGTCACTACTTTCTCAGCATAACGAATGCCATCAATAACCTTTGCCATCTTTAATCTCTCGCTTTTAAAAATGCTGTAAATGGATCCTCTTCTGCTGGAGTCTTCATGGTGACTTTTGTTCGAGAAGCGGGAGTCATACCAAATTCACTTAACATGGCGCGAATACGTTTCCATGCATCGGCCTTCATTGCAGCAGATGGATGCGCCTTTATCATCAATCCACTTTCTGTATTGTTTTTGTAGGTATAGCCTTCTTTATCGAGAACATCACAATGATGTCGATATTCAGTGTAAGCTTCGACGAGTAACTCCAATGCCTTAGCATCCATCTGACTCATGACACCCATTGCATCAAGTTCTTCAGCAATACGCTTAAACCAATACTTACCTTGCTTAGTGAAATGCTTCGGAGTTGGGGGTACCCCTTTTGGCGGTTTTGGCTCTTTTTTATTAATCGGTCGTTTTGATGGGTTCCCCCTCACCAATTGCAGATGTGACGGGGTTTTAGGCGGTCCAGCCATAATAGAAATCTCCTATCAATAATCGCTTGGGGTTCCCCAAAAAAAGTTTTCTAACCTGCGGTGATGTGAAAAGAGGTAAGGGGGCGGTCCTAGGTGGCGAGAGTGGTAGG